TGGGGCCTTTTCTTAAAGAGGGTTTCGTGGCGTTTGTCGTGTGTTGCATTGTTTTTGCTGCTAGTACGTTTGGGCGTGCTATCAAATTCTTCCGTGTCTCATAGGACTCACGGGTGTAACTCCGTAAGTGGTTGCACTCGGCAAAATGAAAACATTTCGGCAAGAACTGGTTCAGGCTCGTTCTTTTCGTACAATTTATTGGTTGATTTTTAGTGCCCAAGTCTTTATTTGTTGGCATTATTTATCGTTTTTATTGGGTCATTCTACGCTCTGCTAAGTTAGTAGTTTGATTCATTTGTTTTGTGTATTACATGTATGCCGTTTTGATATTAGTAATGGATTGAATGATTGATGTTGTTTACTAGTCATTAACTAGTCCTCATTGTACTTTGGTATCCGAGTTCTCCTCTCATTGTGAAGGGAATAGGACCATTGCGTCTCGCATGAGTGGTCTCACCTCTCTTATGAAAGTATCAAATAAGCCTATGCATATAAAATTATAAAATTCAAAAACACTATAAAATAACAAAATTTTATAAAATATTTCTTTTCGGGCTCTCTTTGAGTATTGTTAATAGCTCTACGCAATTTGAGTAAATAGTCGGGAAGGCTTGTTCCCTTGCTGACCCTCGGTTGGCCTGAGCAGGCTGGTTATTTAACCTATAGCAAATATGAAAAAGTCTTTTACAAACACCACGCAAAGCACTAGCGCACAGGATGAGGCGCATATAGAAATTGATTCCGCAAGTGTGAAGTTGAGTAGCTCCACACCCAAGAAAATTAATACTTCCCCTGAAAGACCTTCTTTGAAGAAAACTTTCAAGGGTTCGAGATATTCCAACCTTGTTGATAAATTTCGAGAGAAAATTAAGGACAAGAATTTGGAAGAATCTCGGAAAATGAAGCGGTCGATTGACCCTTTTGTTGTTCAAGATCCCTTTGATGGCTCTCCTACTACTAATGATTTTGTGGTTGGGCAACTTACTGAAGTTTTTGGCAAGTTGAAACCCGCCATGGAACAATGTGGTGGAGAAGCTGTTGAACAAGGGCTGATGGATTATATCTTTTCGAAGGGTATCGACAAAACTGTTGGTACACAAGGTTTGGAAGATTTCAAAGAAGCATTGTCAAATATGGCCGCTAGCACACGTTCTTTTGATCCCGAAGCAGTTTCATCTGTGTTCGAGAAAACTGGTGATGCGGCTGATACTGTTAACAACTTGCTTGGTAAGTTGGTGCAGGGAGCTGCTGTTTCTAGAGATCTTATTTTTTGTATCGCTGTTTTGGTTGGAATTTACAGTGCGTACAACGCAGTAATGAAAAGAACTGTGTTTCATTCTTCTGTTACTGGAATTTGTTTGATGGTAGCTTATGCTACAGCCCCTGAGCAGGCTAATGGTTTGATTGGGCCTTTCTTTTCACAGTTGAGCAATTTTGTTAAAGCTGTTGAGGATGATTTACCTGCTGAACAAGTTTCAAGTGATGCTTTGTCTATTTTCACTTCTATTGGAGTGAATATGTTGGCTATTGCTAGTGGATTCACCACGAAGTCTAAGGATATGGCCAAGTTTGTTTTGAGTTATCTTAAGGATTATGGCCGTATGAAAGAGTCAGCTTGTGATATTATCACTCTTATTCTTAAGGGTTTTGAGAAGGCTATAAATTTCTTCTCTCGTAAGTGGTTTGGGAAAACGGTTTCCCTTATCATGACAGGAGATAAGAATTTGGACGCGTTGATTAAGCAGGTTGAACAAATTGAGATGGATCTGGATCTGAAAAAGATGTCGATGACCATGGACCACTACCATAAGATTTTGTTAGTAGAAGAGTCTCTTAATAAGGCTTTGCTTGGAATTAAGTCCGATCATAGCACGACGGAGTTGCGTAATTTGCTCCGTTCTAAGCTCAAGAAGATTGAGAAGATTCGAGACAAGTTCAGAGCTTCTAGTTTCACATATGATGGTTTCAGACAAGAACCCGTGTCTGCACTGTTTATGGGTAAACCCGGTCAAGGAAAAACACAAATGATGACTTTCCTTAGTATGGCCGTTTGTGCCCGTACACTGCCTGCGGAGGATTTGGATGCTTTTAGGCAAGATCCTGATAAGTTTTTCTATAATAGACTTTTTGAACAAGACTTTTGGGATGGTTATAGTTCTCAGTGGGTTGTTTTATTTGACGATTTTTGTCAGATTCGTGACTTTGCCGGTCGCGAAGATTCAGAAATCCATAATATTATTCGTGCTGTTAATGAACACCCATACAATTTGCACATGGCTGACATATCTGATAAGTCAAATACAACGTTTAGGTCTCCTTTTGTTTTGGCTACTTCTAATTCCACTTTGGAGAATAAGGAGTTTGAAAGTATAAAGGACCCTGAAGCTATACGACGACGCTTTGATGTCATGTTCGATATTAGACTTAAGCCTCAATTTGTTAAAGAGGTTGAAGGAGGAAAATATGCTGATCCAGCTAAGATGCCTATCGGAAAACATGGGGTTTCTAGTTTTAGTACAGAAATCGTTGAGTTTTATGATAAGAAAGCTAAGCGTGTTTATACCTTCGATCAAATTGTCGATAAGTTAGTTGAGCTTTTCTTCATTAAGAAGAAGAGATATGAGCAAAAACGCGATGAGATTGATGCTTTAGTTCAGGAGTCTATTGCGAAGCGTGAAGAGGATAAGTCTGATTCTGAAGATTCTGATGATGATTCTGTATTGTGGGAAACTATAAGTGAAGTTAAGCCTAAGAAAACTCGCAAAGAGAAGTTAAAAGGACTTTTCAAGCGTAGTAAAACGCCTGTCGAACAGGGAGCTGACGATTCTGATTCCGAAGATGATGTATTTATGGAATCTTTGGAGGACGAAGAATTGTGCTCTCGCATTGCTGATCTAGGCATGTTTAAGAGGAGCAATCGTATTGCTGGAAAGTGTTCGAAACTTCGGCGTACTTTCGCCAGTTATCAGCGTGAACTTATTTCACGATTGGAAGTTACTCATCCTTGGGTAGATGTATCTCATGTAGGCTTCGTTGTTAGCAAAGAGGCACGAGAATGGATGGATTTCTTTAGGAAGAGATTGGCTATGGGTGATTTTGTTTCACGTCATACAAGAAAGTTTTTAGATTTTTATTCTGAAATTATTAATGATCTTTTTGATGATGAAACAAAACCCTTCATGACGTTGCATGCTATGAGTGAGTTTGCAGCTCGTTTGTGGAAGAAAGGTCCCGGAGATATGGACCTCAAGCCACGTGAGTGGTTGTTGCGTATCAAGAGTGTTGGTGCTTCTTCTATTAAGAGTTGTTGGCCGAGCCTTGAATTGTTGACCACAAGTGCAAGATCCTTTAGAGAAAAGCTCGCTGCCGTGATTGGACGTATTGACCTACTCAGTGGACTTTACACTGCTGCAAAGTTTGTTGCTGGCATTAGTGGAATTGCTGCATTGGCAGTAGGTTTATTGAAACTGTTCCAGTATATGACTGGTCCTAAAGAGCCTAAGCAAGTTACCCCTTATATTAAAAGTGGTGGAACTTCCTATTATATGGGTCATCCTGAGTACGAACGTCTTAAGAAGTGTGGCATAAAGGACTCAAGTGAGGTCATTCAGGAAACCGGCAAGCCTATTGTTAAGAAAGAGATTCTTCCTTATATTAAGCATGATGGTTTCCTTTATTACAAGGGTCATCCAGAGTTTGATAAACTTAAGGAGGCTGGTGCCAAGGATTCTAGTGAAGTGAATCAGGAGACTGGTCTTGCTGTGGCTCCGTTGTGTGTGCCTTTGTCCCAGTCTTTTGGACATAGTGATAAGATGAGAGATCGCGAGTCATTGCTAAAGAAATTTGTTAATAGACCCGCCGTTTCACAGTCTTTTAGAGAGTTTGACCCTGGAACGAGTTCTATTATGGATCTTTGTGTTGCGCACAATTCATATGAAATTCATTTCTTGGCGTTGGACGGCTCTTACAAGAAGGCCGGTTATGTAGTCGCTGTTAGAGGTCGTTTGGCTATCGCACCCACACATTTTCTTTATATGATGGTTGACAAATTGGCCACCATTAAGGGTTATGGTGATGTGAATATACGCTTTGTTAGACGTTATCCTGCGAAGGACAAAAAGGTGCAAGTTTTTGAAATGGCTTTGCACGAATGGTTTGCTTCTGTGTATCATGATAAGATGTCTTCAGGTAGAGACTGGATCATGTTTATTATGCCACGCGAGGCTCCAATGGGTCGAGATATTGTTAAGAAGTTTATACTTGAAAAACATGTCGAGGAGTCCCAAGGAAAGCCGTTTTCCCTTGCTATTCCTAGACAGGAGGAGCGAGTTGTTATAAGTGGAACTTTAGGACCACTTGTATACAACCACGATGTCAAGAATGGTGCTGGTGATAAACGTCAGATACTGCGGTCGATCATGTATGATAGTGATACGAATGAAGGTGATTGTGGAGCAATGTTGTTTGTTCTCAACAAGAATCCTACTAAGGGCTCTATTTTGGGGTTCCATATTATGGGTCATGTTGATGACAGAAAAGGTTTTTCCACTATAATCACGCGAGAGATGCTTGAGGAGATGATTAAGAAATTTCCCGTCGAGGCTGCCATTTGTGAAGTTCCAAACACTGTTCATGAGTTGATGGGGCTCGCCGAGCAACAACCTGCTGTAGAGCAGATGTTTAATGAGAGAGCCGTTTCTGGTGTTTTCTCACCAATGTATGTGATTGATCACAAGATCTCTCACGGAGGTAGAAGTGCTATTCGAAAGTCGCTTTTGTACGAGCAATGGGGCCCTGCAAAGACAGCTCCAGCTCGATTACATAAGTTTACAAGAGATGGCATCGAGGTAGATCCATATGAGAAGGCTTTATCTAAGTATATTCAGCCTTTTGTTGCGATTCCGACTGAGCACATTTCTATTGCCTGTACTGCTTATTTCCAACATTTGGCTCATGTTAGTAAAAAGCCACGTTATCGTAGAGTTTTTACTTTTAGTGAGTCAGTTGAAGGGTTTGAGGATCCCGTCTGGAGTTCAATTTCCAGGGGGACTAGTGCTGGTTTCCCATATAGTGATCATCCTTTGTTTAAAGGCAAAGGAAAAGCTAGAATTTGGGGCACTGAAGGTGATTATGATTTGAGCACAGAACAATCCAAGTTTATTGAAGATCATTGTAATAAAGTGATCTCAGACGCTAAAAGAGGCATTCGCCATCTTCATGTGTTCACCGATTGTCTTAAAGATGAGAGGAGACCACTTGAGAAGGTTGAAAATGGCACTACTCGTTTGTTTAGTGCCTGTCCTTTAGACTTATTGATTATTGGACGCATGTATTTTGGCGCGTTCTCTATTTGGTTCACCGAGAATAATGTTGAGAATGGTTCAGCTATTGGATTAAATCCATATGGCGCTGGTTGGGATTATCTGGCCAAGAAGTTGGAAAGCATGGGGAAAGGAAAGCTGAATGGTGCAGGAGATCAGCATCATTATGATGGCAGTTGTCGAGGAAAGATAAACTGGGGTTTTCTTCCATTTATTAATTCCTGGTATGATGATGGGCCCGAGAATGCAAGAGTTCGTGAAGTGTTGTGGTATGAGCTGATAAACTCTAGACACGTCTGGGGCGATTTAATGCTCGAGTGGGCTAATGGAACGCCAAGTGGTCATTTTTTGACTGCTCTTATCAACACTATGCATAATCATGTTCTTTTCATTCTGTGTTACATGCATATTTTTGGAAATACTTACTTGGTTGCTATGACGTTTTATCAAATGGTTTATCTAATTGTTTTGGGAGATGATAACGCTTTTGACGTGAAAGAGACAATCAAAGATGAGTTTGATGAAGCCGCTGTGGCTAAAGCTATGGCACAGTTTGGGATGGTTTATACTTCTGAGCTCAAGGGAGAGAGTCAAAAGGGCCACAGACGAATTACTGAGATTGAGTTTTTAAAACGTAGTTTTCGGTATGAAGATTCTGTTGGTCGTTATGTAGCTCCATTGCGCCTTGAGGTTGTTCTTGAAATACCATACTGGACGAAGAAAGGTCCATTGAACAGAGAAATTGTTTTAGACAATGTCCAAAATACTCTTGATGAGTTGTCCCTACACGGAGAAGATGTATTCAATGAGTGGGCTCCCAAGATCATAAAATCCACTCAGGACATGTACTCTTATGTCCCACCTAGAACTGTTTACCAGGTCTGTAAGGCTTTTGTCTTGCAGCGTGAGCAGTTCTATTAATTTTAGCCCTGCCCTCCTGATTACTCACTTGAAATTGGCGCGGTTTCTTGTGTGCTTGAGGGCATTGTATAGGGAAATTTTTCCCAAGTGCCATATAAATATACCCTTTCAGAGCTTGGGTTGACTCTGTTAGTTATTAAGACCTGCTACAAACAACAATATATCGCTTGGCAGCGACCTCGGTTTAGTTGAAATAGTCGAAAAGTCCGGAGTTTCCTCTTTTGGAGATTCTGGCAAGGATTCCGCCGACAGGGAGTCTCGCACCGTACAAATTGCGGCGCCTGCAGATCTTGTCAACCAGATTAAAGTTTCTTCCTCTGCTGGAGTTGAAACTTCCCTTGAACAGTATCTTGGGAGGCCACAGCTCATTGCCAGTGGGAGTTTCACCAGTACTGATGGGCCACTTACATTTGCTGAATTTAGCCCTCTTTACGTTTTCTTTTCTAATTCAATGGTTTATAATAAGTGTCTTGGTAAGATGCTTCTTCGAGGAACTGTGTGCATGAAACTTCAAGTTAATGCCACACCCTTCCAACAAGGACGTTATATCTTGGCACACGTTCATTCCGGTGGTAGTATGGATTTGTCTACTACTGAGGCCTTTTGGAGTAGGCTACCTCGTTCTGATAAATGTCAGATTACACAATTGCCGCATGCTGAGCTGGAAATTGGTGTAGAATCTGAAGTCACGCTCAAAATTCCTTATGTTAACAACAATCTAGGATACTCCATTCCTGGATCGCTCACTGGTCATAAGATTGGAGATATTGGAAAGAGTTTTCTTTATCCATATGCTCCAATTGCTAGTGCAGCGGGTGCTCTTACGTGTTCTTATTCGTTATGGATATGGCTTGAAGATGTTGAAATGACTGGAGTTGCTATGTACCAATCCGCCTCTGATGTCACTGACATGGAGAGGAAAGGAGTTGGTCGTGGTCCAATTGAATCTGCTCTCTCGAAGGTTTCAAGAAGTGTTGGGATATTGGGAGAAATACCCTTATTGTCCGCCTTTGCGAAACCAACTTCTTGGGTTGCGAATGTCATGGCTCGTTCTGCGAAAGTGTGGGGATGGAGTGCTCCAAACGACTTGTCCCCAATAACTAGGGTTGCTCAATACCCTATGCCATATAATGCTTGTTCCGATGCTATGGTTCCGGCTATGCCGCTTTCATTGCATTCAGACAACCAGTTAGAACAAATGACTGGTATTGGCAAAACTGACTATGATGAGTTGAGTATTGATTTCATTAAGTCGAAATTTTCCTATTTTGGTTCCGATACCCTTAGTACAGGTGATGCTATAAATCACGTTATTATGTCCGGTACGGTCCAACCCTCCTCATATCAATTTACACATACTGTGGGCACTGATGCGTGGTACACCTACACACCAGTAGCCTATTTGGCTGAGTTTTTTGATTGTTGGAGAGGCGGACTGAAGTACAAATTTAAGTTCGTTAAGACGAAGTTTCATTCGGGCAGAGTCATGTTTGTTTACACTCATGTCACTGCAAGTGATCCTTTAACTCCTACTTTCACTATTGCTAATTCTGTCTATGGGTTGAGAGAAATTTGGGATCTCACGACTAGTTCCGAGTTTGAAGTTACAGTTCCTTATCAGGCTACCACCCCGTGGTTGAATCTTGATGAAGGTTCCGGTAGATGGGCACTAATTGTTTTGGATCCATTAGTTGCTCCTTCTACTGTTACAAGCACTATCACTGTTCTTGGTGAAGTTGCCGGTGCCGATGATTTAGAGTTTGCCTTCCCTGTCAATATGGAAGACAAAGTTTTGGTTGCTCCTGATCCTGCGAGTTACCAATGTGTAGATGATTGCCCTGTTTTCCAAGCAGGTGGCGATTATGTTGGTTCGAGTAAAGAGCTTTCTGGTGGTATTGCCAGTAGTGCTCTGTGCATGGGTGAGAAGATTTCATCCTTACGAAGTTTGCTTAAGAGATATTCCACGAGTTATGTTTGGAATGAAGCTGAGAGTACCGTAAATGCTTGGCGTATTCGACCTTGGTTTTTCGAGGTTAGAATCGATCTTGCAGATACGGATAACCCTGCTGACTTGTACACTTGCATTCTTCCATGTTACGCCGTTTCACGGGGTGGCATGAGAATTCGAGCGTTAGGTTCGTGGGCTTCTACTTCCTGTTTTGCTTCCTTATATTCTCCAGTGGATTTTGATGTGGTCAAGACTCCTATATGGCCGCTTGTTTCTACATACGCGAATTACCTACAGGCGAAAGAGAACACGCCTACACAACAGTTCTCACTTTCTAATGCCATCGGTCCTGATGTGCAAGTTCCATACTATGAAAAGTCATATGTTCATTCAAATGCCCAGTTGATTTTGAATAGATCGAATATTACGGGAAACAACGTTGATAAAGGCTTTGTTCCCAGAGGTGTGGTCGATATTGTCTGCCCCTCAAACGAACCGCTTCTCGTGGTAAGAAGAGCGGTTTCTGATGATTTTAATGCTGCGTGCTTTGTGTCTGTTCCTTGTTTTTACAAGTTCAGCGTGAAGCCCGGCGCTTAGTTTATTATCCTATGGGTGGGAGCTTTTCCGGTTTACCCCACTCTATCCACTTTGAACCTCCGGATGTGTTAACCAATAGCACAAGGTGTGAGTGGATCGGCTAGTACTTACCCCCATCTAATAAGGCATGGGTCTAGCTTAAATTGCGAGTTGAGATGTTTTCACAATGAGTCCAAATGACGCGCTCCGTTGCGACTTCCTGAAGAGGGAAGGGGCACCGTGGTGTGCTTTTTGGGTAGTACCTCATTAGTGTTACCGGATTGGTCCGGAGCACTTGAGTTTTATTCTGCA